CATAATAGCACGGCGATAACCAGCGCCCCCTGCGCAATCTCAATCTCACTCATGGCTTGCCATCTCCCTTATCCTGCCCTGTATTAATGGGATCACTACTAATCGTATTGACGGGTATCTGTTTGCTCCGTGCCACCTGCTGCAGAGCTCCCCGCAGCCATGACGGTATGATATCCCCGTATCCGGCCCTGTCGATGTTTTCCGCCAGACTCATGGCCTCAATAATTGCATAGGCTGAAATAAAAAACGTCCTGACTGTATGAGTATCCATGGCCATATCAATCAGCACGCCTATGCCGATCACACCAAACATCAGGCATTTTTTTAGCAGTCCGTGATAAGCGATCTGGCTCGATAGCGAGTGCGTTTTGTACCCGGCAAAAACTCCGGTTGCATAATCCAGTGCTACCAGTGCGCACAACGCCTGTATCTGCCCGTCTATCCCTCCGATTACAGATACGCAAAAAGTCCACAAAAAACCAAAAACGGCGCCTATAATCAGCTCCGTTTTGGACCATAATCCCTGTATGTAATTGATGATCACATCTTGCCCTCCTCTGTGGTGTCCGCCGTTGTGGTGTCTGCGCCTGTATCTGTACTGGATGTATCTGCTGCGGATACAGGCCGTGACCGTGGGCAGTTACTATTACTGCACAGATCCCCAGTCATTTTGTGACCGCATAAAAAACATCTATCCATTGATTATCACCTCTCTCTTGTCGGCATACTCCAATTTAATCGCTGCGTAATCTGCCTTAATATCCGCCTGCAGATCTGTATCATCGTTAAGCATGGCAGCCCCCAGCGCCTGTATGAGAGAGTCAAACTGTGGCTGATACTCATCATCAAGGGTAGTCAGCTGCTCCTCCTTGGTGGGGACTGTCGCTGATACAATGGTAATCCCTAATGCTGTTAATTGGTCGTCTGTAGGGGTTATAGGGATAGATATATTGGTATTGGATTGTCTCACATCCTCTATCGTGCCATAAATCTGATTGTTATATTGATACATTTACATCGCGCTCCCCTCTGCAAATAGTGTCCGGTCAAGCGACATATAACAGGTAGTGTCACTCTCTACTGGCAGTTGTCCTAACTGGGCGTCTGCTATCATCTTATCAGCTGTGTGAGCGGTATTTGAGAATCTAATATTCTTTATGTCGGAACTATAATTACTAATTGGACTTATAGTAGACGGTAAAGTTAAGCCATTGGGGACTGACCATCCTGTGGATGTATAACTTACTCCGTTCACTACTGCTATACGTTTTCCTGATGATGCGGACCACGAAAGACTAATCTTCAGAGGAGTATTAGCAGTTACAGCACCAATATCAAAGTTATCACCATTATTGGTACTATTTCCGTAATCCCAATAAGCATGTCCATAAGTACTATTCAAAAATATAGAAAAATTTCCCCACGAACCAGCAAATGGGAAATAAGTATTGTAATTAGCTATGACTTTAGGGATAACTGTAAATTCCAAAGTCCCTTCTGCTGTTGGAAATACCGACGCTGGTACAGTCAATGCCTCTGCTGCCCTTGTACCATTGATATATGAGGTGGCGTAGGATTTTTTCTCGACTTGTATATCATCAATCCATGCATCATAACCGCCATCGATAGTATCTACGAAACAAAATGCGACAGTATCAGAGGTTGCTACTTCCCCTACCACATACGATCTTTCCCATTTTCTGACACCACTTGTATGATTGCCATCAAATTGTTTCCAAGAGTAATCTCCTCCGACATACTCTATATGAACTCTTGGAGTTCCAGCACTTTTTATGTAACAAGAAAAAGCTAATTGTTCTCCGGCGGATATTTTCTGGGTAAAGAATACCCTGCTCCTTGAGCCTCCACCAACCACATGCATACTATAATTATCGGTGCGCCCGATAGTCTTGTCCCACTCCATTGTAGTTGCTTGATTTTCCCAATCTGCAATACCTGCTGTAAAAGATGGGTCAGACTTTATATTTGTAGTTCTTTCTTCAATCATCAATCCATCATCCGTAAACCGAGGGACATTATCGGCGTATAATCTGCCATCCAAATATGCCTGACTTGCCCTGACAAATACAACAGCGCCCATATTGCGGCTGACCACCCTCCCATACCATGATGTGCCGTTATTAACTGTTACTAACTCAATCATGTCAGTTTGATACGATAATACGGGAGGATAGTTTTCTGCCCACGTAATGGTCGTGGGCCATGTAATCACATATTTCCCACCATTACTTAATATTAATGACAATCTCCTGACTTTCCCCGATGCGGCATTGGCGTTAATTGCGAGTGTGAGATTGGCACCGATGACAGCCTTGACGGTCTCCCCCAGGCTGCCGTTGATTGTCGTATTGGCCGTGAGTGTCCCCAAATCCTGTACGGTCTGATTGGTCTGCGCTGTGGTCGCGCTGCTGGCCGCGCTGGATGCACTATCGGCGGCTGCTGTGGCGCTGGCGCTGGCGGATTTGGCCGCATCAATAGCCGCCTGCACCTGCGGGACAGTGACCGTGTGAGTGGTTCCGTCCGTCATGGCAAATACCATATTATTACTGCTATTGTCAATGGTAATGCCTGTGATGCCGACTCCGTTAATAGCGCCTGTGCGCTCCACGTACTCTTTGCCGTCCCACGTATACATTTTGCCGGTGTCCTTGGCAATGTACAGTTTTGAGGTATCGCCGGCCGACGGGAATCCCTTAGAGGTGTCCGCATAGATCATCTCGCCGGTGATCAGAGACATCATAGCCTCCAGATTATTGTTAATATAATCCAGCACTCCGTCATTAGTTGACGCTGTAAAGGCTGTTTTTTTCCCGTAGGTGCCATGCTGGATGATGTTGTCACTGGCGTCTCTTATCTCTGGTTTTTGATATGCCTGTTTAAGCATGTATAAGCATCTCCTTAATAATTAGTGACATCAATAGCTAATGCCTGCACTGTTGTCGGGTAGATCAAGTCCATTGCGGCGCCACTTTTCGTGTTAGAGTAGGTGCCGTCAAAATCCAAATCGTTATATGCTGTCGCTGGCACGCATTTGTATCCAGTATTATTTGCAGGTATATATATATATGATTGCCGAAATGAATAAAACCCATGCAGGTCTGATTGGATTTGTATTGGTGTACCAAAGATATTGACCGCGTATGTTTTATCGGCTGGATAAGTCTCAAGAGCTTTAAATCCAGAATTATCATAATCCTCAAAAATTTTAGAACCTGTGGTAGTCTTCCCAGATTTTATCCTCAAATAGCGGTATGCGGACGAAAACAACAGTGTCCCGTCTGATTTGTACACATTTAGCCCTGCCGTCTCTGTGATCTCTGGCAAGTTGCCTGTAAATACATACAGTCTGACGCCGGTGGGTGGTGTTGCCCCAAGAGAATATACAGTGCATGATAACAGGTTTGTGTCGGAGCTCCCCGAAAATCCGCCGTAAAACGCTATATTGGATGATCCAAGATTAGAAAGAAAGCATATCGCATCTATAGGTAGACTGCTTATTGTGGCGCTACACATCGTCGACGTAAAGGATGCAAATGCCAAATCATATACACTATACAATACAAGATTTTTATATGTGTCGTTAATTTGTGTTATGCCGTCATCGTTAACTACTGATATATAGCCGTCCATCAATACACCCCCACAATAATTTTAGTTTTACGCCCACTTGCAATTTGCACCAATACTGTCACGTCATCTGTCCGAGACATCGTATAATCTACATTGCCAGATTTCGATGTATCCATATCTACCATATGTATCCATAGATTGTGTTTGTCGCTCGGGAGTGTGTACGTTTTGTTGGTCGTGACCATATTTCGTGCAGTCCCGGCCACGTCAAATGTGTCTATTATCCTTGTCAACCTGTCGGTTACATCCAAAATAATATGACCATTAGCGTCATAGACCTGCAGTCCCTGTGTCATCTTAAGCGTCCCCTCCGTCCTCACACCATCCTGCATAATAACAACAGGCACCTCCGTTGGCGGAGATACCGGCGCGGCATCATCCCCGGCGGGCGTATCTGCATTGCCCGACTGCGGGACATCCGCTGCCTCATCCCTAATCTGGTGCTTATATATAACTACACCTATCACAATAATCAATACAATCATTGCATAGATCAATCAGACCACACCCCCATCTTAACCCGCAGATTATTGTTTGCATCGTACACCTCAATCAGATTATCCTTAATCTCCGTCCTTGCCCCCGATGTTGCTGTCCGGAGTGTCCCGATGGTGGCGCTAATCGCCGATAGACTATTAACAGATATTTTGTCTGCTGTGACCGCCGACGCCTGTATCATCTCACTGGTGATCACATTGCCGTCAATGACCGTGTCACCTGTGATATGTATCAACTTGCCATTGATCTGCACTCCCTCCTCAGAGAGGTTGATCTGCGTGATCACCTCCGATGACTTAACCCGCAGTGCAATGGAGTCATTAAGCTGGACGATTGCTGTATACTGCCCCTCTGCATCGGCGTCAGAGTTAAGAGCGTTGACAATCTGTACAACACCGTCATGTGCGCTAACACCCGATGCAATATTATCTTTAATCGCTTTCTCTATTTTTGCTTCCGTAACCGCCTCATCTGCCAGCATGTCACTATCCACAGTCACTTTTACCGTAGCCCTCGTGGCGGGAGATTTTGTGCCCTCCCCAAACAGGTCATAATAGCTGACTTGCACATCATATATGCCGGCATCGCACGTATAAGTAAGCGTGTTATTAACAGTCTTGACCGCCTTATCATTGATATAAGCGATCATGCCTATGCATCCGGACGGGATGCTGCCGGCCACAATGGACAATCCTCCCAGCTTAGCCGTCACCGTTGGGACAGCGGGCGTTTCCGGTACAGGCTTATTGTATGTCAGTATAGCCGGGGCGCTATACTTTCCGATGGCCGACTTGGCATACAGATATACGGTGCCTGCCCGCTCTGTAAGCGGTAACGTTGTTGATACTCCGGTGGTCCTCGCCAGCAGCCCTACTGTATCGGCCCCTGGATTGGTATCGTCCCGCAGCTCATATAGGGCAATATCCGCATTGGTCACCTCGTCCCAGCTGGCCGTGGCCGCAGAGGTAAAATCAATGGCCAGACCGTCCGGAGTGTTAGGTACTGTTGTTTTGAGTGCAACCTGTATCTCAACCTGCGGAGACAGGTCCGGAGATGTCGCCTCTCCCCACTCATCTTTGGTGCATACGGCGATCTTGTAGGTGTCGCCTACTACAGCCTGCGGAATTATCACTTGATTGGTGCCGGATCCTGCGTATATCCAACCACCTGCATAACCGATGCTGTCAGATGCCACGCCCTCTGCTATGGTTACGTCCGATGCCTGTGCGTGGTTAGTCTTGTACCACACATCTCCCTGCAGGTAGCTATCCAGTGCGGGCGGCGTCCAGCCCACTACGATGTCATATCGTGATACCCCGTCAACCAGCTCTCTATATCTGTTGTAAGCAGTCACATCTGATACCGGCGGGATGTAATATGCTGTGATTGTGTATTGATATGCCTGCACGTCAGCAAGGTCCTGTTGGCCGGCGCCAAAAATGTTATACGACGGCAGCTTAATCCAGACTGTTTTGCCGATATCCTCTTTGGCCAGAGGATACTTAAAAATTGACTCATCCAATCGGGCAAAATTAGCTCCCGCAGAGTGAGCGGCAGCGGTTGTAGTGTATTGTCCTCTTACCAATCCTGATAATGCATAGTTGCCATCGGACTGCAGGACTGCCGTCTCGTAGGACAGGCACTCTCCGTCAATCCAGCAGAGCGTGTTGCCCCGATCGGCGTCCTGCGCGGTACCGGAGCTGAGCGATCCGGAGCATGAGACAGTGCAGGTGGTTGCATCGGCTGACATGTCATTGATCAGCTTGCCCACGCGGGCCGAGTTGCTGATCTGGCCAACCTGCTTATAAGTGCTGCCGTCGTCCGATGCCCATACATTACAGCCGCCCCAGCCGGTAGCTGTGCCATGCGTCCCCAGCCACAGCTCCAGCCCGCCACTTGTCAGGTCGGCCGGCGGCTGCAGGATAACCGGTACCGCGGCATCCGGAGCGGCAGCGTTGTAATCTACGTACGGCCGGTCAACTGCATGGACATCGTAGGACGGTACCGTATATTCTCCGTCCGGCCGGCTGACCGCCGTAAATGTGATCAATCCGTCAGCGCCCTCCGTTACGGAGGTGATCATGGCCGGCTGGCTGTTAATCCCTGAGTTGGGATCCGTCAGCATGACCAGGTCCCCGACTTCCAGTCGGCAAAAAGCCCAATCAAGTTTAAAAGTGTACTGGTTACGTCCATAATAACTATTGCGCCACAGCTGCTCTGCCAGCTTGACTGCTCTTGCCTTGGTGTACAGCCAGTGCGCTTTTTGGGACGATGAGGCCCGGAGGCCATGCTCGGTGATATCGTCGGTGTCATTATATCCAACAGACTCAGTCTCATAAGAGTTATCGCGGTTGACATACTCCACGATTACTCGGTTATAGATCTCTGACGGATCCTTGCGCTGGTAGCTTATCAGGACTCCGTCTGACTGCGGGATGAGATCATCCGGCGTCAGATCATACATGACGGTTTTGTTTGGCTTCCAGCCCCCCACCGGGCGGTCCTCTCTCGGGACGATCTTAAAACGGTCATTACTCCAAAACATATACGCATTAGTTACCGTCATAATCTCATTGATTGTGTCCCGGGCCGATTGGACGTCCGCATCATCCGGAGTCGATATCAACATATCAGCCTCTGCGCAATAATTGCGGTAGTTGGCCAGGCCGTCAATCTCAATTGCAGACAGGCCAATCCGGTCAAGGATTGCCCGGACTACGTCGGCCGGATTAGCGTCGATGCCGTCTCCGGTCGACAGCAGTTTGCCTTTAACCTCAAAATTGTAGTTAGGCATGGTACTGGAGTCACCCAGGTCAATCACACCTGCCATATAGGCGAGATTGGGATAAGACAGTGCCTTATCTGGATGCGCACCGACAACATATGCCCATGGAGACTGATCGGCGGTGCCCTTGTAAGCTGACAGCTGGATCGTGTCGTCTGGATAGTTATATACATTTTTGTCAATCCAGACCTTACCAATGCCCGAGATAAGCCCCTCACACAGTCCTATAATCACAGCCACTGTATAAGTGTACGTAATGCTGACCGATTTGCTTTTCCCACCTTTCCCCGCGGTCTGTGTCTCCCGGTGCTCGTGGGCGGTAAAATCATCATAATAGATCACGTTCCCGGAGATCCGCGTCGTGCCATAGATCTCCGGGACGGATGCACCGTACTCCGCGGTGGTCACCGTAAACGATGACACCTTGTCTGCCCGCGTATATGTGGTATGTCCCTTAAGTAAGCTCACTGCTCCACCCCCTTAAACCGGTAGACGCCCCGCAGGCGGGAGCGTCCGGATCCATCAAAAAACATAACATCGTTAACATCAGACAAAACCACGCCCATATCAACGTAGGCGTGGCATAAAATATTATTACCTATATATATACCAGCATGGCTCACACACCGTCCGTACTGGTAAACCAAAAAATCACCACGCCGCATATCGTCAACCGGATCACAGTATTTTTGGACGTATCGCAAAAACCAC